TCACACTAACTGAAATAAAATGTGTAATGCCGGGAACAGACTTGAGCGACGAGGCTCTAGCCTGTTTCATCGACGACGCAATCGCATATCTCGAGAGCCTCGATACTTCGATCGAGGACGAGTGCGGGACCGCCGTCGCGAATCGCGTCGCAAAGTACCTCGCCGCTCACCTCGCATCATCGAGCGGTGATCGCCAGCAAATCGAGACTCAAACGCTCGAGGCGCAAGACAAGTACTCCGACAATGTCTTCGGAGTAGGCTTCGACGCTACGACTTGGGGACAAACGGCGAAACGGTTCGACTGTACGAATCAGCTCGGCAACGAAGACGCTCTCGCCGAGAAGGTCGTCCCGACTCTACGCTTCACGGCGGTAAACGTAACTTGCGGGAAGCCTTCGACGGATACATACACCGACGGCGATGAATGCGACGACTGTTGAGGGTTTGACCTATGCCGAGTATCACGAAAACCGCATTGATCGACGACGCTCTCTATTGGTCACCGGCTCCGAATACGGACGGCTACCCTGATCGCGGTCCTTTCGGTGATCCGGTAGAGGTCAAGGCTCGTTGGATCGACGGTCAATTAAACCTCGATCACGCAAACTCGTCGTATATGTATATCGATCGTGACGTTGAGGCCGCGGGATATGTTATGAAGGGGACGCTCGACGACTTGCTTCCCGGCAATATGACGGAATACCCAAACGAGGCGGACGGTCTCGGAGCGTGGGCGGCTCATTGGCAATTCGACGAAACGCTCGACAGTCAAGACGACGGACCTTCTTTCGTGATAAACGACGGCGAGGTGAAATTCGGAGACGGCGCTCGCGATGAAGCCTTGACAAACGACGGCTCGGATATTTATCGAAATGAGATCGAGACGGCTACGGTCGTCGACCTCTCGGATTCTAGCTCTTGGATTCTTGGCTTTTGGTTGAAGGTGCAAGCTCCGGCGTCGCCGTCCGGTTCTCCGTCAATATCCCCGAGCCCCTCTCCCTCTCTCTCGCCGTCCCCTTCGGCTTCTGATCGCTTTCTCACCATAGAGGTCGGAGGAATAGAAATATCCGCGGAGGATGGCTCTCTATTCGTCAACGGGGAAGAGTACTTCTCAGGTCTATACGACAACGAATGGAGCAATATCCAAGTAATCAACGATCCGTCGAACGAGTCGATCAAGATCCTCGTAAACAACGAAGAGCAAGCCGGAGAGGTTGTATCGCCTATCCCGGCGGCTGATTCTTCGGTCGTCGTCCGATGGCTGAATGATAGCGGCGAGCTCTTTTGGCTCGACGAAATGCTTCTCTACAATTTCTCCCCAACTAACGCGCAAACCGAGTCTCTTGCCTCGAGATCACCTTTGGATTATGATAATGCAAAAGCAATCAAGAAGACGCAATTCGCCAGTAGCATAAACGGAAAGCTCCGCGTCCGTAAGCTCATGCTCGAGGGTCCGATCCAATGATAAAAATCCAAGTGAAGGGAGCCGAGAGAGTCGCGGCAATGCTACGCAAGGCGGTCGAGAATGTCTACGACGGCGCTCGAGCTGGAATGTATCAAGGCGCAATGGTTGTCGAATCGAAGAGTAAGGGACTCGCGCCGATTGACACCTCGAACCTTCGAGCCTCTCATTTTATCTTCCGGAAGGATCATCCGGCTCCGACTCCTAAGATCATCAACCTTCCCGGAGTCGACGTCAACAAATTGAGAGAGGCGTTCGCTAATACCATGGCGATCTCTTCTCAACAAGTACGAGACAAAAATACCGTAAGAGTAGGAGCGGCGGCTTTCTATGCGCTCGCGGTAGAGTTTGGTAATCCCGCGTGGAATTGGAAACACGGCGGACCGCGATACTTGCGGTCGGCTCGAGACAGTAGTACCGCGGAGATCCTCCGACTAGCGGCAAGAGGTGGAGCGAATGCGCTTAGACGAAGTACCAAATAGCCCGGAAGAAGACTTCGGCGCGCTCTTGATCGATCTCGGATTCGCGAGGAACACGACTCGCCGATCATGGGGAGTATTTTACGGATTCGAGCCGCCTTCGGTGAAGAACGCCGTTATTTTGCGGTCGTCTAGCTCGGTTCCGCCTCTTCGCCCGATAAACGCGATCGGTCCCGACGTTCTCGACGGTTTGGTCGAATACCCCACGATCGAAGTGAAGATCGTTTCATCGGACTACCGGGACGGCTATAACAAGTGCTGGCAAATCGCCTCCGGCGTCTCGAATTATATCGGTTGGAGCGCGGAGGATTGGAAGTATTTGACTTTTCGTCAATTGACGGTACCGATCTACCTCGGACAAGACGAAAAGGATCGCCATTCATTTATGATGGATATCGCGGCGATCCGGACTCCGCTAATCGAAGAGCCTTCGCCTTCGCCTTACGTGTCGCCGAGCGCGCCTTCTCCGTCTGTTTCTCCGAGCCGTGAACAAAAGTCGTCTCCGGCGATTAGTTCACGAGCCGTAAGCCCGTCAGCCTCGCCGTCCCCGTCAGCGATCTTTTCACCGTCTCCAAGTCGGATATCATCGCCGACGACTTCCCCAAGCCCTAGTCCTTCGCCGTCACCGTCGCCTGAATTGCAGTGCGCTGGCGACGCGCCGACGATGATCCTCACTGTATCGGGTAATACCGGCACGATAAACTGGTGTGGCGAAACATGGCTTGCCGCAGAGAGCGGAGTCGAAAAGGAAGTCTGTCCTACTGCTTATGATATAGCGAGAAACGGAAGTTTTACTAGTTATTCGTTGAAGCACGACTGGCGCGTTGACTCAAACCTGACTCTTTATCGATATGCCGATAACTCGATAAGCGTCGCTTCGAATAGCCTAAAGCTGTATGCAAACGGATCATCTTTCGTGGACAATACGGTATGGAATCCGCTCAGTGAATCCACGCCAAGTATTATTCGACAGATGAGCGTAATGACAACCGGCAAGCCAACATTTAGCGATTACAAGATCGGCGACGCAATGACAGGTTCTTTCGTTGTCGGAGGCGTTACCTATTCATGGAGGCGCGGAGTTCGTTGGCCTACCTGATCACCATAATGCGCGATAACCTCGCTTATTGCTTGAATTGAACGATCGACATACTTTCACGATAAACCACCATTACCAAAACGGAGGATCGCCAAATGAGCGAGCCATTAGTCAGTACAGGAACAACTTTCAATTTTAGCGGTCTCGGCTTCTCCGCGAAGGTTGTCGACCTCACCCCACCAAATGAAAGCCTCGAGCAGTTGAACGTTTCCCACATGGGGAGCACCGGTCACCACAAATACATTCCGGCGAAACTGGTAGAGGGCGGCGACTTGACGCTCAATATCCAATGGGATCCGTCGCAGACTCCGCCATGGGGCGAAATCGACGAGATCATCGTCACCTATCCGGACGGAACGGCTGAGAGCTTCCTCGGCTTTATGACGGCGCAAGGTCCGACGGCTCAACTTGAGACCGTAATGATGGCTAACGTGACCTTCAAGGTTGCCGACGATATCACCTACACCCCGGGCGGCGGCGCTTCCGCTTCCTAAGAACTTCATCCTACCCGTAAATTCCTAACCGCTGAAAGGAAATCATGAGCGAAGAAAACAACGAACTGCAAGATCTTGAGGATCTAACTTTTGCACAGATCATCGAAGCCGATGACATTGAAATGCGCCGAGTCCCCGTTCCCGAATGGGGCGGCGCGATCTACATGAAGAGTATGACCGGACAGGACCGGGACAACTATATCGGACTCGTTCAAGCTCGTATGGTAGGCTCCGGCGACGATCGCAAGATCTCCGACTACTCCGGACTATCCTCTCACCTCTTGCAGAAATGCATGGCAAAGAAGGACGGATCTCCGCTCTTCTCACCGGCTCAAGTGCGCGACCTTCAAAAGAAGAACTCCGGCGTCTTGAACCGTTTGCAAACGATCGCGCAAGAAATGAACGGACTGACCGATGAAGAGGTCGAAAAGTACGCGGGAAACTTAAAGAAAATCCCGAGCTCCGACGATGGTACAACGTCGCCGGACGGCTCGGATGCACCTACTCCGAAGCAAAACGGAGGTTGACCTCAAAAGGATTCGCGCAACAAATGGCATACGACATGGTCGAAATGCCGGAACCTTATCGCTCAGATTGGCGGACGGCTTTCCTGATTTCGGTCGTCGTTACCATGTTTGGACGGAGATCGGTATCGCCTTTCGAAATCCATGAAAAGATGAAGGTCTATTTCTCTTGCTTTAGAGATAGCGACGAAAAGGCCAAAAAGACAGAAAGCGCGATCAAAGGATGGTTATCGCGAAATCGGACTAAAAGAGAGGAAAAGTAAACGTGGCGACGAATATTGGATCAATTGTATTCGATATCACGGCGAACACCGTTCAAGTCGAGCGGTCCGTCAAGCGCGTAACCAATCAGCTCGACGATTTAGTCGGACAGGCCGATAAGATAGGACGCAGAATCGAGGGAGCCGGTCGGACGCTTACCGCGACGATCACGGCTCCCATTCTCGCCGTCGGAACTCTCGGAGTAAAAAGCTTCGCCGACTTCGATCAGGCGATGAATCAGTCTATCGCGATAATGGGTGAGCTCGGAGACGAGCTTCGCGGTCCGATGAGCGAGGCGGCGAAAAGGGTAGCCGAGCAAACTACATTTTCAGCAAGGCAAGCGGCGGATTCCTACTTCTTCCTCGCGTCCGCCGGTTTCGACGCTCGAGAATCACTTCTCGCAATGCCTCGAGTCGCGGCCTTCGCTCAAGCCGGTATGTTTGACCTCGCAACGGCGACGGACCTCGCGACGGATGCTCAAAGCGCCCTCGGCTTGAATACGGGGACACTTCAAGAGAGAATGGCAAACCTTACCCGCGTTACTGACGTATTAGTTAAGGCGAACACTCTCGCGAATGCGACGGTCGAACAATTCGCATTTTCAACTATGCGGGAAGCCGGTCCGATTATGAAGCAATTCAATATCGAAATGGAAGAAGGCGTCGCGGTCCTTGCGGCTTTTGCCGATCAGGGTATCAAGGGAGAGCTTGCCGGTAACACCTTCGGTCGAGCGATTCGACTCATGGTCAAAGCGGCACAAGACAACGCGGACGCATGGGAGAAGAGCAACCTCGCGCTATTCGAGGCGGACGGTTCTCTTCGTCCATTGGCGGATATTGTACGTGACTTGTCGAATGAATTTGAGGGGATGAGTGTAGAGCAAAGATCCGCTGAAATGGCGGCTCTCGGATTTGCGGCTCGCCAACAACAAGCGATATTGCCTCTTCTCGGCACCGCGGACGCGATCAAAAGGTATCACAAAGATCTCAAAGGCGCGGCAGGAACTACCCAAGAGGTAGCAGACAGGCAACTCCGGAGCTTCTCGGCTCAAATAAAGATCGCGAAGAACAACGTCACTAACTTATTGATCGAGATCGGCGACAAATTGGCTCCGGTTGTTGCGGCTTTCGCCGACGGCATCAAGAGCGTTACTCGAGTATTTCGCCAAATGTCGGATCCGATGCAAGGTTTTCTGATCAAGGTTCTAGCGGTTGCGGCGGCGATCGGTCCGCTCTTGTTGATTATTGGAAAGCTTGTCGTAATGGGAGCGGCGCTCGCGAAGGTGTTTATCCCGATCATTACGGCGGTAGGTCTCGGCGCGTTCGTCAAGCTACTGATCGCCGCCGGTGTTGCGGGAATTGCTCTCGGAATTGCCCTATCGGAGATCGTCGACGAATTGGTCGCGATCGGTCGCGAGTTTGGTCTTCTCGACGAGAAGGTGAAAAGCTCGACGAGCTTCGCCGATATGGTTCAACATTGGTTGACGACGCTCAAGGTATTTTTGACGGAGGTTAGGTTCGCGATCAAGCTCGTAATGGATCTCGGACAAAACCTATTCGCCGAGCTTATGACGATTCAGCTCCGATTCTTCCAGCAATCCGTAAATAATTTCAAGATGCTATGGGAAGCGATCACGAATCCGGAAGTAACCTTCAAGGATTTTTTCAAAGAGCTATCCGGTAGCCTTGCGGCGGAAGCCGAGAGTATCGCGAACGGCTTCACCTCAATATACGAGGAAAACCGAGCGGCTAGAGACGAGGCTCTCAACAAGCTCGGAATGGAGAGGACCGCGGCGGACAAGATTGTGAAAGGCGCGGCGAAGCCTCCGGGAGAGCCGGGTCAATCGGAAGCTCCGGTACCGGTTGGCGTATCGAAGCAATTCGCTACCGCCGTAGAGGATGGTACGGTAGAAGCTTACCGCCTTCAAAAGAACCTCGTCTCTCCGGAGGATATGATTCAGAAGGATCAGCTCGAGCAACAAAAGAAGATCAGGGAAGCCGCGGAGAAGAACGCGAAAGAGCAAGTAAAGCAAACCCGAGAGCAACGGACTATCGCTCAAAAGCTCGAAGATTTACAAGCCGTAGGAATTGCATAAGATGGCGATCGTATCAGTAAACGAAACAGTCGGAAGCCGAGAAGCGGCGAAGCGTTGGGACGATAACTCCGGCGAGAAAACGAACTATACCCGGGCGTATCTCGTCGTTTGTGACGATACCCTCACCGATATGAAGGAACTTCTCGATCTCGCCGGAAATGGCGCGTATGGGGATACGATTCCGGAAATGGGAGACGGCTATCCGACGGACGGAACCGCGACGGTTCACGACTACGACTGTCAAGAGCTCGACGGTTATTTGACCTTTCTCGTTTTGGTTATGTACAAGCAACCACCGACCGGCGGTCAAAACTCGGATCCGACGCAAAACGATTGGGTAGTCTCTACGGACTTCGTGCCATATCAACGGATCATCGAGAACGAAATGACTACGGACGCGAACGGGGACGTCAACGGAGACCCGATCACCAACTCGGCGAAAGATCCGTTTATCGATCCGCTCATGGAAACCTATTCCTATGTGAAGATAAACGCGTCGAAATGGTTCTCGTCTTGGGATATCGAGGAACAAGCTCAGAGACAAGGCGCGATAAATGATCAGGACGTCACCGCATTCGGGGAGGTGTTCCCTACGCATACGCTCCGTTGCGTTCGTTGGACGACCTCCGGGAAGCAAGAGCTATCGAGCGGCGACTATTACCAGCTACAAGCGGAATTTATCTATCGACCGATCCGTCGCGTTCAATCCGACGACGGTCCTATCGGTCCGGTAAACGGAAAGCAATTCAAGGAGGTTCCCGGCTGGGATCGTGCGGTAATCGATCAAGGCTTCAATGAGATCCGCGGCGGCGTGAAGCGCAAGATCGCAACCGGCGGACAAACGGCCCTAACCCCCTTCAAGCTTGACGGCAACGGCCTACACGAAGCGTCTCTCGATACGAATATCTTCCTCGTTTTTCAAACTTGCATAGAGCAAGATATGACGACGTGGGGGCTCCCCACAACGATGCCGTAAGGGGATTTTGTTTTGGCGCTGAACCTTCTTACCGATGACGCTCACCAACGAATGAGTAAATCCGTCCGATGGACGGAAGCCTTCCAGCAAAGGACGAGCGGCGGACACTTTCAATCCTCGAGCGACTCGACGATCGCAATACAGGAACAAGTATTCGTACGTATAGGAACGGATCTAGGCGGCGGTTTCTATGAGGCGGAAGAGGTCTTCTGGCTCGGATCCGAAGGCGATCGCTATCGCTGGAAACGCAACGAGTACTCCCGCGACTTCGATTGCGATCAGGATCTCCCTAATATCATCATGGAGAAGGATCAACGCGAGCGAATCAAAGAAGGTACGATCGTTCAGATATTCTATTCCGGCGAATATGATCAAACCGTCTCATACGAGCATTTCTCTATAAAATGGATTTTCGAATGGGAGAAGAACGAGGGAGACTTCGTCGGTCATTTCGTTTGGGATTCGGACGGCAAGCGGACGCTCATAATCGAGGGCGGTACGGTCCAAATCGGTCGCGAGGTTGTCGACGTCGAGAAGTACGAGCAAATCCTCGAGAACGATCCGGTAACTTGCGAAGAGATCAACGCAAGCGGATATGTCGAGCCGTCACCGGTTCCGGATCCTTCTCCGGCTGGGTGCGAAGGTGAAACTCGTTATTGGGTAGAAGTTAAACTCAAGTACGAATGCGCGAATTGCCCGGATTTTTGGACTTATGATATCAATCCGGAAATTCAGAAGGGCGACGAGTGCGAGCGTTGGGAAGTAACCGAAGAATGCGCCGAGTTTACGCAAATAATTTGGCGGATATTTATCGGCTATGTAAAAAGCGACGATTGGACGCAACAAGAAAGCGGATCGATAATTCATCACGGTTTTACGCCGTGGCCGCTTATCACCGGTTTTTCTCCGGACGCTCAACAAGTTCTCTACAACGAATTCGGCCAAGTTTGCTGGGGAACCTTCGACAATATTCCGGCGGACGCTTTCACCTCTTGTTGTCCGTCTCCGCAATCGCCGTCTATCTCTCCGTCCTTGTCGCCTTCGGCTTCATCGATTACTGTATCTAGCCGAGCGATCGAATCATCACCTACGCGATCCCCGTCGGCTTCTGCGTCGGCTTCTGCGTCCCCTAGCGGATCTCCGTCACCTATCAGGAGCTTCTCTCATGCTGAATGTGTAAGGCTTGCCGGATTTGGTACGGAAGACGCGAATGGGGAATATGAAGGGATCGCCTTCGCCGCGGACGGCACGATCATTTACGAGAACGCGAACGGCTTTCAATTGCGATGGTCGGGCGGCGTTTGGTATGTTGGCGACAATCAAAGCTCAAACATTTACTATACGGCGGGAGTTCCTCCGAGCGGTCCGGACTTCGATGATATTCCTGTCTCGTCGAATTGGTCGATCGGCTTCAACGGTTACTCACCGGCGGGATCGTCTCGTCTTTGTATCTCTGTATCTTCTCCGGCTTCGTCCCCGGCTTCGTCCCCGGCTTCGTCTCCGGCTTCGTCTCCTGCTTCGTCCCCGGCTTCGTCTCCGGCTTCGTCTCCTGCTTCGTCTCCTGCTTCGTCTCCTGCTTCGTCTCCTGCTTCGTCTCCTGCTTCGTCTCCCGTTGAGAGTTCTCCCGGATCGTCACCGGCTGAAAGCTCGGCGGTAGGTAGTTCTCCGTTTGAGAGCTCTCCGGGAATAGAATCGAGCCCGGGAGTAAGTCCGAGCGCCGAGGCTTCACCTTCGGACGATTGCCCTTGCTACACCGGGACTTTTTGCGAGACCGTAGGGGGAGCGGTTTTCATTGAAGGCGGAATGTTGAAGCAAAATATCACGACGATTTGTCGTAAATACAATTGCGGCCAACTTTGCTCGGTAGAGACCACGAACTCAACGAAGACGATCGGTACATGGTGTTGCGATAGCCCGTCGCCTTCCGGAGTTGGATCGTCTCCGGCGTCGTCCGCGGCTATGGGATCAAGCGCGGCGGCGTCCCCTAGTGAATCCGTAATACCTTCGGTAAGCAAGTCGGTTAGTCAATCAGAAGAAGTATCACCTTCACCGTCACCATCCGCCTCTGTATCTCAAATCGCCTCTCAGAGCCTCTCGGCGTCCGAGTCTATTTCCGCGGCATCCCTATCGGAATCACCATCAAAGGCCTCTCAGTCGGCTTCCTTGTCGCCGTCTTCGGCCGTTTCTGCATCACCTTCCGTCTCACCTTCTCAATCAATAGGCGAATCCGAGTCAATGTCCGTATCACCTAGCCCGTCCGCATCCGATCCGGTTACGCCTTCCGCGTCTACGAGCGCGTCTACTTGCGAATGTGATTGTTTGGAGCTCACCGGATTTTCACCGGCTGAATTTAACGGATATTATCAGGGAAGCCTAGATGTTGACGGTTTATGCACTTACGAAAATACGGAAGGAACCGGTTTTATCACCTTCTTCGCTGGTGTTTATGCACTTGGAGACGGTCAAGGTGGAGACGATTCATTCTCAATAAACGGAAATAATTGCGAGGGGCCGTCCGGGCAATGGACGGTAGACTCCGGCGGCGGAACGGCCGGAACGAGTGTCGTCGTTCCTTGCTCAAGTAAATCGCCGGAAGTCTCTCCGAGTCCGTCACATTCACCATCGATAAGCCCGTCGCCTAGCCCGTCGCCGTCGCCTAGCCCGTCGCCTATCCCGTCGCCGTCGCCTAGCCCGTCGCCTAGCCCGTCGCCGTCGCCTACCCCGTCGCCTAGCCCGTCGCCTAGCCCGTC